GACTGCGGACGGTAAGCCAGTCAACAATCGGGCTCAGGCTGTACGTTGGATTATCGAGAATCTGGTTACGCCGTGACCGTCAGATAATCTGATTATCCGCTACATATTTCACGAATCAGATTTCGTGCTATCGTCCGTGCATGGTAATCGCGGACATCGAAACCGATTTACTCAACTACGCCGATTTTGAAGAAGTCGGCAGCGTTGCCCGTGCGCGTTCATTTTCTACGGCTGCAAATCGCTGGTTGATTCTTCGGGCAGAGTCTGCGAGCAACCAAAGCAGCTCTTTGTCAATTGGCAAGAATTACGTTGAGTCGATGCTCAAGCGGGCACGCGACTACATCGCGGCAAACGCGACAACGACGGCAGGCGGATCAAGCTCAGTTCGATTCCTCGGAGCGGGGACGAACTTCCGATGAGCAAAGCCCCGAACAACATTCAGTCCGCATTTGCTGACATCCGGGCAGATTACGACGCCACTCGGCACAGTCGCTTTGTTCGACGACGCACGGGCGTTGCCACGATGGGCAGCGGTCCCGACTATCACTTCAGAACCGAGTCAAAATATTACGAGCTAATCGAACAAGCTCGGGACATGGACCGCAACGACGCACTTGTCGGCATTCTGGCTGATCGTCGCGTTGATAACATCGTTCAAAGTGGATTCACGCTTGACCCTAAGACTGGCGACAAGGGGCTAGACAATGCACTGTGGCAATGGTGGGAGGACGTTTCAACCGATCCCGATCAATGCGACATTGCTGGTGAACTCACCTGGAAGGAAATCGAGCGTCAGGCTTGCCGCAGCGAATCGGTTGACGGCGATATTGTTGTTACCGGAACCGAGGAAGGGCCGTTTCAGCTTCTGGAATCACATTTAATTCGCACGAAGTCGAAGGTCGAAGACACGTTTCTCGGAGTTACGACGAATCGAGTCGGGCGTCGCGAGCAATACCACGTTGCGGAAGAGCTGAGCGAGTTCGGCCAGTTTGGCGAATGCACTCCGATTGATGTCCGCAATGAAGACGGTATCCGGCAGGTCTTTCATGTCTACAACCCAAAGCGAGTAAACCCAACTCGGGGCGTCACTCAGCTGGCCCCGGTGTTTTCAATCTCCGGAATGCTAGAAGACATCAACTTTGCGAAGCTCGTGCAGCAGCAGGTTGTGAGTTGCTTTGCGGTGTTCCGTAAGATGGCAGCCGGGGGAAATCGCCTGCCGTCTGCCGACAGTGCCTATGGCGACGCAACCACAGAAACATCTCAGGCTGGAACGCGACAGCTCGAAGGCGTTTCGCCTGGCATGGAAGTCATCGGTCAACCTGGGGAAGAACTGCAAGGCTTCAGTCCAAACGTTCCAAACTCCGAATACTTTCAACAGGTCAAGCTGATTCTGCAAATCATCGGCGTGAACTTTGGCCTGCCTCTCTGTCTGGTCTTGATGGACGGCAGCGAGACTAACTTTTCCGGATGGCGTGGGGCAGTTGATGAGGCTCGCAAAGGATTTGTTGCCGACCAGCAGAATCTGGTGAGACGCCTGAACCGACCGGCGTACATTTGGAAGTTGTCTCAGCACCTGAAAGAAACAAAAGACGCTGCACTTCGCAAGGCTGCCAGCAAACTCGGTGACGGCATCTTCCGCCACAATTGGAACCTGCCGACGTGGAGCTACATCGAACCAGTTGCGGACGCTCAGGGCGATGCTGAACAGTTAAAGAATGCTTTAACATCTCCGCGAAGACTACACGCGGCACGGGGCAAGGACTGGGAAGAAATTGCAGAAGAGTCGATTGCTGACAATGCGTTCGCCATTCAGAAGGCACAGACGCAAGCTGCTGCGATTAACGCAGAGTTTCCGAATGGACCACAGATCACCTGGCGGGATCTGATCGCGTTGCCGATGCCTGCGGGAACGACGATGGCAATGCAAGATCCGGCAGCGATCGCTGTACAGGAAAAGACGGCTGGCATGGACGGAGAAGGCGAGCAGCCAACGGGCGAATTCGCGGGATTGTCTACCCAGCAATGGAACCGAAACAGAAAAGCAATCGCAAAAGTTTTGGAAGAACTGGCTCGTGGAGAATCGAGCGAACAAGCCGCGCGAGTGTATCTCGGCGGGATCGGACTCACGCAGCAGTCTGTTGACGCCTTAATCACGGACGCGATGGACGGCACTGTGGACACGCCAGAGGTTTTGAAGGATGTGCCAGAATCAAAAGGCAAGCCAGCGGCCAAGCGTAAACGAAAAGCCAAGGTGACAGCATGACAAAGACAATCAGAATTGACGGAGTGATTGGCAGCGGAGAAAACGAAATTTCCGCTGCGATGATCCGCGAGCAACTTCCGCAAAACGGCACTGATGAGATCGCGGTAAAGATCCACAGCGAAGGCGGGTCAGTCTTTGAAGGCTTTGCAATCCATGATGCGTTCGCCGCGTATCAAGGCCCGAAGACGCTGTCGATTGAATCGTCTGCGTTTTCAATCGCTTCCTTCATCGCCTGTGCATTCGATGACGTGGAGATCAGCAGCAACGGCTACATGATGCTCCACAATCCGTACGCAGCGGTTGAGGGCGACGATGAAGACTTTGCCCGCCAGTCGGAAATGCTCGGCAAGCTGAAAACGTCGATGGTCTCTGCCTACGCTCAGCGATCTGGCAAGAGCGAAGACGAGATCAAGGCCATCCTGAAAAACGAAACATACTTGAACGCTCAGCAGTCTGTTGAGATGGGACTGGCGAAACGAATTGCCGGTCAGCCAGTTATTGGGCGAGCGTTCGCCAAAGTGAAGAACATACCGCACAGAGTTTTAGCCGCCCTGTCTGGGTCGGGCTCAGGCGGTGACAACGACTCAACGAAAGGCAAAACCATGAGTGAGTCAAAACCTGTTGCCGCAACTCTGCAAGAGATTGAAGCAGCATTCCCAAAGGCGTCTGAAAAGTTCATCGTCAAATGCCTACGACGCAGCCTTCCGCTCGCATCAGTCGCCTCCGCAGCCGCCGAGGAAATGATGAGTGAGAACGAAGACCTGAAAAAGCAGGTCACTGCGATGACGGAAGAACTCGCCAAGTACAAGGCTGCTGAGCTTGAGGTCAGCACCGAAGACGACAGCGAAGAAGAGCCAGTGCCACCCGACGCAAAGGCGATGGATGGCGAAGAAGACCCCATGAAAGCCAAAGCCAAGGCCCGAGGCGTCAAGCCAGTCGCCAAGGCTCGCACAAGCGGCCCGTCAGCAAGTGCCCGATGGAATCAGGCCGTCGATGCTGCAATGGCAAAGACTGGCAACAACAAAATGAAAGCGGTTGCATTGGCAAACCGCAATCACCCAGGACTTCGCGAGGCGTTTCTCGCAGAAGCAAACGCACGCTGATTAGCGGCGTTGATTTTAATCAATCATCACTTCTGTGAGGAAAGAATATCATGAGTCAGTTTTTTGAAACGCCAGTTGTCCCTGATACAGCCGCCGGAGCTGTCGGCCAGTATCTTCGAGTAAAAACTCCGGGGGCTGTTGCTCTTGCCGGTGCACTCGATCAGTCATTCGGGACAATGAACACAGCATGTCTTGCCGCGGGGCCTTGCTCAGTGCGACTGAAGACGGCAGAAGGAACTCAGAAGATGGTTGCTGCTGCAGCCATCACCAAAGGCAATTACGTCTATGGTGCAGCGTCCGGGAAAGTGTCGTCAGTTGCAAACGGCAACATTGAAGGCATTGCCAAGGAAACCGTCACTGCCGATGGTGACATTATTGAAGTGCAGCCAATCAATCAGACCGTGCAGAACGGCGTGACTCTTGCGGCTGCGAGCGGGGCGATTGCACTTGTTCCCGGAACAGTTGTCATCACCAAAACAGGTTCACTCGCTGCAATGACACTGGCAGCACCGACAGCCGCGCAGGACGGATTGTTGCTCACCGTAACATCCGCCACAGCATTCGCTCACACGATCACAGCGACAAGCCTGATCGAAGACGGCGTGACGGGTGGTGCTAAGACAACCGCGACCTTTGCGGCATTTGCCGGGGCCACCATCGTTCTCGTGGCCTACAACCTGAAATGGCACACGGTAGCCCTCAAGGCCGTTACCGTCGCCTGATGAAGCCCGATGCGTTCCCCGGTGGAGGTGGCCACCAAAGCCGGGGAACTTTACTTTCTGTTCCATAAATCGCGTTGCATCGGGAAGAAAGAAATGCAATGCCATCGCCAACAAGTAGCCTGGCTACACAGCGGCCGGATTTGGCCACGTTTTTGGAGTTCGATCTGGAGTCTGAAAAGGCTGGTTACATCGCAACGCAGGTTTTTCCTGTGATCGATGTGATGAGTCAGGCCGGAAACTTCGGAAAGATTCCGATTGAGCAACTTTTGCAGCAGCGTGACACGAAGCGAGCACCAGGCAGCGGGTATGCTCGCGGCAACTGGACGTTCGAGCCAGCGGTGTATGCCACAGAAGAACACGGTGCAGAAGAACCAGTCGACGACCGTGAAGCAAAAATGTACGCCGAGTACTTCGCTGCCGAGCAAATCAGCACGATGCGTGCATTTTCTGCCGTGCTGCGAAATGCGGAGCAGCGAGTCGCGGACGCCGTCTTCAATACAACGACTTGGAACGGTGCATCTTTAACAACCGCAATCACTCACGAGTGGGATGACGCAACAAACTGCGTTCCTCTCACTGACGTGGAAGCAGCCGTGCAGAAGATTTATGACAACAGTGGCCTTTGGGCTAACGCTCTTGTTATCAATCGCAAGGTGTTCCGAAATCTTCGCAACAGTGCGCAGGTCATTGACCGCATTGAAAGCAACGGTGCTGGCTCGCCATCAAAGGCAAGCGACATCACTGCTCAAATGCTCGCTGCTGCGTTCGATCTGGACTACATCATCGTTGCAGGCACAAGCAAGAATGGTGCGAAGGAAGGCCAAGCGGCTTCTCCATCTCAGATCTGGTCTGGTGAATACGCAATGATTTGTCGCGTGTCTACGAGTGCAGACATGCGAGATCCTTGCATCGGGCGCACGTTCCATTGGGCTCAGGATGGTTCGTCAATCGGCGGAACCGTCGAAAGCTATCGCGACGAACGTGTTCGCGGTGACGTGATCCGAGTTCGCCACGATGTGGATGAACTGGTCCTGTACCCACAGGCCGGGCACCTGCTCAGCAACATCACCACTTGAGGTTAATTCGTGGCGACGACATTCGACTCACACTTTGCATCTGCAGGGTTCCCGATGCTGCTTGATCAGTTCGGGGAGTCGGTTGTCTATTTTCCAAATGGCGGCGGGAGACGTCCGGTTCTCGCCATTATCGAACGTAACCCGCCCGCCATTTTTGATGCCTCCGGTAACGCCGTTTTACCGACAGCAACGATTCGGGTTTACAACTCCTGCCGGTCTGGGATCGCATCCAGCGAGATCAACATCGGCAAGGATGAAATCGAGTTCGTGTTGAAGGTTGGGCAGACACTTCCAAAGCGATTTTCATTCATGACTCTGATGTCGCAAGACGCCGGGGTCAGCCAGTTTGCGGTGGTCTAATGACTGAGCCAGTCAATGAGCGAATCGTAGCGAATGTTCGCAGCCGCATGGCTGTCGCATTCTCTACGGCCGTTCGCTCAGCACAGATTGCCACATGGCAGCCGAAAGATTTAGTCGTGGTCGTCTCCCAAGGCGATCCGACGCCGAATGCTGAGTTGAGCTATCCGGGAAATCCGCCCGTGATCGCCTACGACATGGAAGTCATTGTTGCCGGTGTCGTTAAGCCGTCAGACGAAGAAACGACGGCGATTGACACGTTCAAGAATCGCATGAGTGCGGACATTATTGCGGCTGCAACAAATGCTACGAACTGGCATCAGTGGGGCGGGCTGGCAATCAATACGACGCTCGGGCCGATCGAATCCTACACGGAGGAAACGGGCGGGCGGTCAGGTGTCATGGTGAAATTGCTGGTGACGTATCGAGTGCCTGAAAATGATCCGACGACGGTGTCGGCATGATTGGAATTGAGATAAACGCAGATCAGCTAAAGCGACTTGCGGAGTCAGTATCGGCGGCGAAAAAAAACCTGACGAAAGAGATAGCCGGAGCGATTAACGCAACCGCAAAAAAAACGCGGCTCGACATGGGGCGACAGATCCGCGAGGCGATCAACCTGAAAAAGGCAGCATCAGAAAAGCCCATTAGCGTCCGGGCTCAAGCATCAGCGACGAGCCTTGTAGCTGTCGTGCATTTGAAAAAGGAAAATCGTTACGGGCTTCAAGAGTTCGGCGCAAAACAGAATAAGAGTGGAGTGAGTTATACGATCGGAAAGTCAGGTGGTCGCAAAACGGTTGCGGGAGCTTTTATGGGGCCAAAGCCTGGACAGCTCGCCCCGCGATTGTATGGCGGCGTATGGAAGCGAATGGGCGACAAACGCAAGATGACGAAGGGACTTCGTCAAGGAAAACTAGCACAACCAATCGTCAAGCTGTACGGAGTGTCACCGTGGG